GCGTGGATGCAGCCACCCTGCAGACGCAGCAGACGCTTGATAAGTCTTTCGGTTGTCATGCTCGCACCCTGATTCCACGGGCTTGGCCCGGCTCGCGTGTAATCCAGCCCTTACGCTCCAGCTGCTCCAGCATTCCCGTCACAGCGTGCGGCGACTTGTAGGCGAGCCCGGCCGCGATCTCGCGGACGCTTGGCCCCCACATGCCAGCGGTTGACGCAATGAACTCGTACGCCCGCTGCTGCGATGGCGTGAGCGGCAGACGCTCGATGGTGGTGGTGTTTTCTGGGGTCATGTGCCCTCCTTGGCGGCTGCAAGTTTTCTACGGGTACGGTCAAACGCTTCGGCTACGTCGCCGGTGAATGCTCGTGGCGGTGCGGGTGCGTCTGCAAAGTCACGGCCAGACTGCTTGCCGGGCGCATCGTCAAACGAGCCAGCCAGCACCTTGTCCACGAAGCCGGGCGAGAACAGCTGCAGCATCGTGGCCGGCGTCTTGAAGAAGCGGCACTTAGGCAGCCTCTCGATGGCGGCCAGGGCATCGCGGCACCAGTCGGGATCGTCCGCCAGGTGGGCGTTCTGCTTTGGCGGGCGGTCCAGTTTCCAGGGCTTCAGCCCACTGGATTCCCATGCTTTCTGGATTTCTCCCCAAGTCACTCGCGTGGAGGAGGATGAATTTCTCTTCTCTTCTCCTCTTAATTCTGGGGCGCACGAGCGCCCATGGTCCGACGCATCAGCGCCCTCACCCTGGGCGCACGAGCGCCGCACCTGCCTATCCTTGGCATGACGGACGGCAGCCTGCACCCGAGCCTTGGCTGAAGAAGAGAACCGACGCTCCCATCCTGGGATCGCCACAGTCCCCGTAGCCTCGTCCACTTTGAGCCAGCCGACACGCTGGACTCCCGCCCAGAACGTGTCACTGCCACCAATCAGCCGGGCCAGACGCCGCACTGTCATGCGGGCCGTGCCATCCTCAGAGTTCATTGCGGCCCACAGCCACAGCTGCACGACGCGGCCAATCACCGCGTCCTGCGGTTCGCCAGTCTCGTCCACGAGCTCGAGCACTTCGGGCTTCGTGGCAAGGTTGCAGTCGATGGGAATCCATTCACCGGCCATCCGTGGCCTCCTTAGCGATGTCCGAGGTCGTAAAGCGTCCCGGCCTCAAGAACGTCACGCACGGGGATAACAACAAGACCAAACTCCGAAAACCGACTTCTGAAATGCTCGACGCTTCGGCCGACGTAGAGAACTGCTTGACCTTGCACTGGCGTGTTTGCAGGATTGCCGCTCTTGTCGAGAAACTTCACCCGACCGCAAATAAAACAGACGGCGGACGCGACAGAAGCAAGCCGATGGAACCACGCTGTGTCTGTCGCGTTGTTGACAAGCACAACGGCTTGGTCAAAGCGGCGAGACTCATCGACCAACTTTTCTGCAAACAAGCCGATCACGTCCTTCCCGTAGGGAGGATTTAGCCAAACGTTTCCATTCCACTTCTTGGACAAACCGTCGTCGTCGGCCGTGTAGAACCGCCGAGCCTTGACGTTGGCCTGGGCCGTATCGCAGCTGGCCGGGTCAAGGTCGATGCTGCCCATCACATCGCGGGCCGCCTCAATGTATTCCCGCGGCGTGTACCACTCGTTTTCTCCGCTGTTGGCCGAGACGTGGCAGCCCTTGGCAATGTTGAGTAAGCCGGCTTGCGTAATCTCACGTTGCTGTTCGCGGCATGACGCGAGGTACTGCTCAAACGTGTCGTCATCAACCTTGGACTCACGCTGAAAACGAGACGACTGCTGCTCGCTAACTCCAAGTTCTTTTAATGAGGGTCCTGACACGATGTCAGCATCCTCGTGCGAGTGCTGGTTTCTCCCCCTCGCGTCGTTTCTTTCGGCGAGCATTCCGCCAGCCCTCCGCTCGGCACGCAGCTTCACCTCGGCTGCGTCGTTCGCCGCCTCTAGGCTTTCGCCAACGATTTTTAGGCACGCCTCCAATGCCTTCGCTTGGTCCCGAATGCTCAGTACGTCATCAAGCGTCTGCGCCGACGCCAACGCGCGTCGGGCCTCGCTGATCTTTGCCAAGCTCGTTACGGCAGCAGCCATGTCTCAAACTCTTTCCAGCCCAACCAATGGGCATACTGAACGGACACACCGCTCGGGAACTTTAGCCGACATTCTTCATGAACCCTTTCGTGGCATGTCTCGCACAGGGTCATCAGGTCTTCGATCGGCTCATTGAAGAGCTTGCTGTACGACACGTGATGGCACCGAAGGTCTGACCCGGACATGCACAGGACGCACCGATGCGAGTCCCGTGCATGGCGTTCCTGCTTGACCCTATGCCAATGCGGCAGCGTGTAGTAAATCGCCTTCATGTCTGGCGTTACCATCGCCATCATTGGTCGCTGCAAAACATCACAAAGCCTGTACGGCTTCTTGCATGTGCCGTGTCCTTCAATCGAGAATCCGTGAGCATTACGAAGTTGCTCAATTGCTGGTGCTAGCCGCCTGCCATCGCCGAACGACTGTTCGTAAACAGCCTTTGTTAGTCCGTGGCCGGCTCGCAACTTTGTCAGAGCGTGCTGCTGGGCCTGCCTGCTTGCATGAAAGTCCCTCGACGTTTCTTTCATTTGCTGCGCCGGCTCAACAACCACAGCCAGCGACTTCGCAAACGAGCCGAACAAAGGCAACTCGGCGAGCCTCTTCTCATCGCTCTGGTAATAATCGCTCATGCCACGGCCTCCTGTGCATCGAAGAGAGTCTTGCTATTCGCTTGGTGCGTCCGCTCAGCCTTGGCCAGATTCTTCAACGCCTGGGCGTGGTACTCGGGCTTTAGTTCGCAGCCGTAGAACCTGCGGCCACGCTGGAGTGCCACGTAACCCTCGCTGCCAATGCCAGTGAAGGGCGAAAAAACAATCTCGCCGGGGTTGCTGTACAGCCTCACAAGCCTGTCAATCACGTCCAGCTGCAGCGGGCAGATGTGCTTCGTATCCTCTTCGCTGCGGGCCTCTTTTACGTTCAGCGTGTTCGTCTCGCGGATGTCACTCCAGCAGCATTCGGCCCAGTCAATCCACTCGTTCCTCGACACGTCGCCTTCAGAGTCGATCGCTAGTGCGTTGTCGCCTGGTGCTCGGAACTTGATGAGGTAATCCGGCAGGCAGCCACGCTGCTTGGCCCTGTCGCTTTCCAAGCCGGCAAACTGGAGCTCACGGCTTCGCGTGCGAATCGCCTGGGCCTGCGGATTCTTGCGCACCACCCAGTCGTATTCGTAGACGAGCCCGGCACGCTCACCGAGACGAATGTTGAGCCCGCGATAGTCGTGCAGCCCTACTTCGCCGGAACGCTTAAGCCTGGGTATCTGCATGACGTGAACGACAACGGCTCGGCCAGGCTTCAGCACGCGAGCGAGCCCGCGAAAGAAGTAGGACAGGTGGATCTTGGCTTCGCCTTTCATGTTCTCGCTGTTGCCGATGTCCTCAGCCTTTGACGTGTAGGAAAACAGACTCGGGAACGGTGGCGAAAAAACGGAGAAATCAACCGAATGCGGCGGCATGTCCTCGAGCATGTGCGGAATGCAGTCGCCGTGGTGAATGGCGTACGGTGAATGGTCAGGCAGTAGCGTCACGAAACATCGCCTCCTGCTCGCGGGTGTCGGCCTCGACGCGACGTGCCTTACGCAGCACGTTCTCAACCATCGGGCGTTCGATGTCAGTCACGGGGACGTGGACGTTGAGCGGACGCCACGAGCCGACGCGGTTGCTCCTTTTCACGGCCTGGTAATACTCCTCGTAGGAGTCCTGCAAGCCGCTGAATACCTGTCGCGTGCAGATTTGCAGATTGAGTCCAAAGCCCAGAATCTTGGGCTTGGTGATGAGCACCTTGATGCTGCCAGCCTTGAACTCGTCAACGAGCCGCTGGCGTTCTTCCTGCGGCGTCTTGCCGTCGATGCTCGCGGCCTCGGGAATCATGCGGGCCAGCATGTCCTGCTCGTCGTTGTAGCGGCACCAGATAATGGTGCTTTCGGTTGGCCACTCTCGCACCATGTCCACGATGTACTGTGGCTTGATGCTGCTTTCGCACTTGGCCATCCGCGAGAGCTTGGCCCTGGTCGTGATGCCGCCGAGCTCAGTGACGAACAGCTGGCCCGTCGTTGCACGTACGGCCTTTTCCTGCTCCGCAGATAGCCGCACGTCATCAATGTGGACGTGAATTGGCGGGATGTTGTGAACGTTGTCCTTCCAGCCGTAGGTGCTGGGGTCTGTCAGGAAAATGCACCAGTGCGAAAGAGCACGGTAGAAGGGCCGTAGTGCGTGCGGCTTCAGTTCCCAACGCTCCATCGTCTGGCCACGATTGATGAAAAACTTAGCCAGGAATGAGTTGACGTTTGGGAAGGCGTCCAGAAATACGGCGTGGTTGGCGTATTCGATGCGGTCATTCGGTGCCGGCGTTCCAGTCAGGGCCAGCTTCCACTCAACGCCCGCACCCATTCGCAGGCAGACTTGGCCCCATTTCCCATAGTGGCTTTTGAGCATGGACGATTCGTCCAAGATGAGCCCCGCCAGATCGCCATCTGGCGTATCGTCTCGCAGTGCGTCGTAGTTCGTGATGCCGAGCCGGCCGCCTGGCTTCTTCATCCACTTAGCAAGATCCTTGGCGGCCACCTGCTCAATGGGCAGCGTGTCGCCGTAGAACTTCTCGGCCTCAGCAACCGTCTGTTTCACCACCATCAGCGGCGACACAATCAGCACGGGCTTGTCTGGCACCGTCTCGCGGACATGCCGGGCAAACTCAAGCAGCATCAGCGTCTTTCCGAGCCCGCAGTCAGCGAAGATGGCGTAACGCTTCTTCTCAACCGCCAGCCGCACAATGTCCCGCTGGTAATCAAACAGCCCAGGCCGTGGCTCGTATGACGCAATGGCTGGCTGGTCGGCAGCTACGCCGATGTCGCCTGCGTACTCGTCTGGGAACCACGCCATGCGTCCGTGGATCTCGTAACGCGGCAGCGACTTGATACGCAGGAATCTGCGGTATGAGTCGATTGTGTCATCCAAATAAACCTGCATCGTCCACGCATCCTTTCGTGTGTATTTGCCGGGTTACGCCCGGCGCGTCCGACTCACCGCCGGATCAACGGCGTCGGCTGCTGCAGTTACTCGCCACCAGCAGCTAGGCGGCCAATGCGGCTGTGTTCGTCAGCCTGCTTCGCCAATGGCGTGGCGTTAGTCGCTGGACTCCGGTGGTGGGACGCAACTGACGGGCGTGTGCGTCTCTTTAGGCTCGTACTTTTCCAAGCGGGCCAGTGCGTCACGCAGCTGCCGCTGAAACACTTCGGCCACTAGCCGCTCACGGGCCACGACGTTGCCCTGGCTCAACGCCCACTGCGCCATTCGTGGCATGTGGTGCCGCTCCAGGTGCTCGGCCACAACCTTGGCGTCAATCACGAGTGGCTCGCTCATGCGTGCACCTCGTGCTCGGCGGCCTCGTGCTCAAACGCCACGCCATCGTCAGAGTCGCCCAGCATCTCTGCTCTGTGCAGCATTAGCTGCACGAGCTCGTCGTGCTCGGCTTTCGTGAACTTGCCTTCGGTGAGCCGCTGAGCCACCAGCGTTCTCAGACGATTCAACGCCGTGATGCTGTCGGCCTTGCTCACCGCTAGACGGGCGTTGCCAAGTGCATCACTGGCAGCCGCCGGCTGATCCGCCTTGAGTTTCACCACGCTGGCCTTGGGCTCGTCGGTGAACTTGGGACGCACGACAACCGGCTCAGGCTGCGTGGGGTAGTCTTGGGCCTCCTCGGCTGTCACAAGCCCACGCAGGGCGTCAGCGAATGCGTTACGCAAGGCGAACCCGCGAGCCCTCAGCTGCAGCATCCGAGACGGGTACTGAGTCCACGGGCCTGTCTTGCCCCACAGAGACGCCTTCTTGGCGTCGGCCACCGAGAACCGCACCGTAGTGGGTGCAGGGTAGCCCTGCCGCTTGGCCTCGCAGACGGCGGTAAGGCTGTCGCCCTCGCCTTCCATGTACTCGCGGACGTACTCGCAGACTGAGCACGCTTGCACCAGGGCCAGGGCCGCGTCGCCCCAGATCGTGGGCCGCCCGTTGATGACGGCGATCGACTGCAGGGACTGCATCGGGCTGAGCCCGACTTCGCTGCCGTGCTGGATTGCCAGCAGGCAGGATTCCGGCTTGCCCTTGAAATCCTTGGGGGCGAACTCGCTAGCCGCCACCATCTTGGAAAACCGAAACGCATCGTCAAAGCTTTGAAGAGCCAGCCCGCTGGCTCGTTGTGTTGAAAGTTCAGTGGTCATCTCGCGTCCTTTGCTGTGGTGTGGTGTTACTCGTGGAAACCGTTGCTGCTCGTCTCGACAATGCCAACGTCTTCAAGTCGGGCCAGCGGATGCTTGGCAATCTGCTCGGCGGCAGCGGCTAGCCGCTCAAGCAGCCGCTCAAGTCCCGCCAGCGAAGTGGCGATGTCAGCCATTGACTCGCACACCGACTCGTACTGCAGATCTGTCTGCTGCTTTGCCTTGGCTTTGGGCTTGTCGCCTGTGAGCACTTGGCGTGCAGCATCTGCATCTACCCACACCGGCCCAGTGCGGTCGTCGGTGCTACGCATCAGCTTGACGGCCGCAATCACGCCATCTGTGTGTGCGTCACTCAACTTCTTCTGGTCGGTAAGCGAGTCTGCCAGAACAGAAATCCGCTTGAAACCGTCAGGCACTTGCGACTCGTCAGTGATCACCTTTGTTTTGAATCGCCTCATCTCGCGTCCTTTCGTATGTGAAAACCAACCCTTTTCGTCGTTTCTGCGATATAAAAAGCCCGCTCCGCGTCCTGCTCGGCGGGTGGTAAGTGCGTCCCTGCTACTGCGGTTCCACCGCTCTCCTTCCGGCAACTAGCTCCGCTTGCCGCCGGTCCTTTCTGCGTTCAGTGCGTCACGTCCTTGGCCGAAACGGCCAGCCATCCGCCGTCAATCTCGATGCTGAGTCGGTCGCCATCGACGTTCCAGATGCGTCCCTGCCAACGCTTGCCGGCTGAGCATCCGCTTACGAAGTCACCAATGGCGTAGGTGACCTTCGGGGCAGGGCTCAGCGTCTGCTCGTGCAGGCCGGCGACTGCGGCGAGGTACTCGTTTTCGGCTGGGCTTGATTCATTCGTAATCATCGTGGGGCTCTCCTTCGTTTGGGTTGGGGTAGTGTACGGGTGTGCACCTACGTAGCAAGCGTCTGTACAAAGATTCCAGTGCTGTGGTGTTAATCCTCCCCGCTGCGGCATGCCGGTAGCGTCAGTTAGGCTATTGGATAGCGTCACTTTGTCAACGGGAAAAAACGCCGGCCACGCTGGCCAGCAGTTCCAGCAGATCGTGCACTGCTCGAGCAGCGGGCGAGTCGGTGCCGAGCTCCTGGCCTAGTCGGACTAGGACGAGCGATTGCAGTGCGGCGTTCCAGCGGCGTTGCATTTCGTGGCCCTCCTTGGCCAAAGAATCCTGTGTGCGATTGCCACCCGTTTTGCAGCTTGCAGCAGGCCGGGTGGCCCCACCTTGTGCGGCTGTCACCGCTCGCCGGCATTAAACCGGGAAACGATGTCCTCAACCTGCTGGCGGGTGAACCCGTAGTAGGCAATCGCTTGATCGTTGGCGGTCACCTTGGCGAACGTCGGGGCGTAGGTGCTGTCCACGGCCACGAGTCCGAAAACTGGGTTCAGGATTGTGCGGGCTGGGCGGTTGCCAGTCGGCTTGCTGCGGCTCATCTTGCCGAGCTTCGTGTTCGGGAGGAAGGTGCCGCCGGCATAAAACTCGCCGTTCATTCCAACCTCGCCACCAACCTTGGCTCGCGTCGCTGTGGTCATCGTTCGTTTCCTTGTTTGCTGGCCGGCGAGTCTCATTTGCTCGCCACGGGTGTACTTTAGGCTATCGTCACTTGGGCGTCAAGCGGTAGAGAAAAGATTTTTTGTTGGGCGTTTCCAGCGGGAAAACGCTACTTCTTCCGCTTGGCCTTCTTCCGCTTGGCTGCGGGACGCTTGGCAAGGTGCCGCTTGCCAGTGGCCCTGCTGGTCAAGGCCGACTTGGCTTCAGTGGCGGAAGACTTGGGAATGAGCCAGACACGTTGGCCGATCCGTTTTGCGCCGGGCAGTTGGCCCCGCCCGAGAAGCGTGCGAACCCATGCCTCTGAGCAGCCCATGTGCTCGACGGCCTCAAGCACCGTGAGGTATTCGCCACCGTCAAGTGTGTGTGGAGTCATCGCAACCATCCCTGAGATGCTAACGCTATCCGCTACTTCGTCAAACCGCCAAACTCGCCTTGCCCACTGCACTGGAATCGCTGTACAGTAGATTCGCGGCGATTGTATTAACGGATGGGGTGTAGATTGAACATCTGTACAGTATCCGGTAGCATCGCCTTTTTGACAAGAAAATGGGAGGCGTGCGATGACTTTGAGGGATTTGCTGATTGACCGAGTGGCCCCGCTCAAGGGGCTCTCTGACCGCTCGGTGGTGATGTACCTGAGCAGCCTGGACAGGTTCCGCGACTACTTGGGGCATGAGCCCACGGTGGACGATCTGGACGATTTAACGGCCGCGAAGTTCCTGCGGTGGCGGCAGGCTACCCAGCACAGCAAGTGGAAGAAGATCTCGCCGGCCTCGCTGGCGAAAGACAGCGCCCACCTGCGGAGCCTGTGGACTTGGCTGGCCAAGAAACGCTGGAAACGGTCTGACGGCGAACTGGTCGAGTTCCCCGACTACAAGCGGCCAACCGTTCCACGGCCCGTCCCGAAGGCTTTCCGGGCCGATGAGCTCGCAAGGCTCGTGGATACCGCCCGGCACAGGAAAGGCACCGTAGCGGGCAAGCCAGCGGCCTGGTACTGGGTGACCAAGATTCTCGCCATGTTCCAGACGGGCGAGCGCATTGGTGCCGTGCTCGAGCTCCGGTGGTCTGAGGTCGATCTGGAGCGGCACACGCTCACGTTTCTGGCTGCCACCCGCAAAGGGCACAGGGAGACGATTACGCGGGCGATCACGCCGGAACTGGCCAAGATGCTGGCCATGCAGCAAGGGGCTCCCAGCGAGCGTGTGTGGCCTTGGGTGGAGGACAGGGAGTTTCTGTCCATCTACGGCAGCCTGCGAGTGCTTTGTCGCACAGCGGGCGTGCCGTACCACCCGTTCCACAGCATCCGGAAATCGACGGCCAGTTACCTCAAGAAAGCAGGCGTTTCGGCCAAGAAGCAGCTGGGGCACAGCAGCGAGGAGATGGCGGAAAATCACTACTACGACGAGGAGATTACGGGGCGGGAAAGCAACCTGGACTACCTGCCAGACATCACGCAGCGGCCCGAAGACAGGCCCGACGCTGGGCCAGGAAAGCCCAGATGACTCGGCACAGGGCGAGCGACGGCAGGGAAAGGGAGTAAAACCTGCCGCCGCTCAAGCCCTGGCCTAGGTCAGTCGTAAGAAACCGGCGGCTCGTTTTCTTTCATGGCCGCAGCCACCGCCAGTAGTTGCCACTCTGCTTTGAGCCGTTGCACTTCTTGCAACAAGTGAATCACGTAGCCGGCCAGCGTCCCGCTCGTGCCCGTGTAAGCTCCCGAGAAACGGCGGGCGGCCTGCTCCATGGTGGCAAGGTGTTCGGGCGTCAGCGGTTCAGCCATTGCGGCCCTCATCGAAAAGCACAATCGCCAGCAGGCTATACGCCGAGAGATCCAGCAGCGTGTCGCGCACTCCCTCGTGGACGAGCCGGCCCGTCTTGCAGTACGTCTTCAGCCGCTGCACCTTGTCGGCCACTCTCACGAGACAACCACGCCACGGCTCAATGTTCACGAAGTCAGCACCGCTGCGGATGTTGGCTAGCGGGTCGCTCTCGCTCCCGTAGTCTTGGCTTTTGCTCAGGTGCAGCTGCCTGAGCTCCTCAAGCAGTTCTAAGAACGGCAGCGAGCCGGGCCGCTGCTCGTGCGTGATGCCGTCGCCGGCCAGACGCTCAAGGGCCTCGTCTAGTTCGTCCTGAGTCAGGCCAGCACGGTGCAGGTGGTGCGCGTGAAGCAAGTGCTCGATGTATGGCTCGTCGACGTGTTGCGTTTCCTCTGCTTCTGCGACAGGTGGCATAGGTTCCGTTACAGGCTGCGACACGTCGTACCAGTCCTTCAGCGGCTTGCCTGCCGCTTGGTTCTCGCGGCGGATCTCGACAGCAGCACGCAGCAACTCGTTGGCGTCTTCAATCGTGGTTGTCATTGTCGTCCCTTGGTGAATCGTGGAATGATGCCCGCAACTCCGTATGGTCTACATTCCACCGCAAGAGCATCCACCAACCGCCAAGCGGGCGTGAGCTCATGCCCTTCTCTACGGCCCAGCCATCGGTGAGGCACTCTTGCTTGTAGGCCGCACTTCGCACCAAGTGGATAGGCCGCACCCGCACGAGCCCATTAGGCGATAGCCGTTGCCGGCTGGCCTCAATCAGCGTCCGCTGGTGGACGTGCCCGGCGTGTACGCAGTCAGCGTCTACGTCTGTGAGGTAGCGGCTGTAGTCGATGACGCCGCGAGTCACCGGGCCCCCGCCACCATAACCATGATGGTACCAAAGTCGGTACAGTGCCGTGCTCGTCTTCCCGGCCTTGGCCCGAAACATCACCCAGCCCGAGTAGCCAGCGGCCCTGCACTTGCTGCCACGCACCCGCAGCTGCTCAACGAGCCGCGTGGTCAAGCACGTCTCCATCCGTTTCCGCACAGCCGTCTCGTGATTGCCCGGCGTTATCAGCGCCATCTGCTCGCGGTACGGCTCGAGGTACTCGGCGCACTGCGTGACGATGTCATCGTAATAGTTGCCGCGTTGGAACTCGGGCCGCACGTCCCATTTGCCGTTGGATCGCGGGTCGTACTTGCCACCCATCGCGTCGAAGTGATCGCCAATGCTGAGCACTGCGGCGTTGAGCTCGCGGGCCTTGGTCAGGTCCGCAGACAACTTCTCTCGGTTGCACTTCACCGAGTCCCAATGCCAGTCACTGGAGAGCAGCACCCATAGACGCTGGTTGAAATCAATGCGTGTGACGCTGCCTTCAAGGCTTGTGACGTTCCAGGCGTCGCTCGCGTTCTTGCGGCGGAATGTGCCAGCACTACGGCCCATCAGTCACCTCGCGGTATCCAAGACTCCAGAGCACGCGGGCAATATCCTTGCCCTGCTGCTCAACGTGCTCCTCAGACTGCGTTGGATTCAAGGCGTGCAGAAGTTCATGCACTAACACCTCGAGCTTCTTGCGGCCACGCATGCGAGCGTCAAGGATGATTCGCGGGTGCTTCGCCTTCTGGCTGAACGTGTACCCGTAGGCAGCACCTTTGAGCGTGGTGAAACGCAGTAGCCAACGCTCGTCGCCGTTCAGCGTGAAAACGTGATCGTCTGCCACGGCTCGCCCTTTCGCTTTCCACCGTAGCGGGGGCGTCAACCGATACCGAACTTGCGGCCGAGATCGTTCAAGGCTTCCTGCCTCTGAGAGCACCCGCAGTCCTTCACGCCAACCGCTGACGCCACGGCTTGAGCGCGTTCTTTTGTGATTCCAAAAAGACGAAGCGCATCGGAGACGTAATCACCAAGCCCCTTGCGATTGGCTGCATCCATGCACCCAGGTGATCCGCAGCAGTTGCGTTGAAACCCAGGTGCAGACTCCTTGTGCTCGCACACGGTGCAGAAGCCGCGAGCATCAAACTTGCACAGCAGCGTCATACGATTGTGGCTGTCCATGTTGCGGTGATGATCTGCTCCGGCAGCGACCCAAAAGCAATGTCCGCACTGGTTTCGCCAGCGTTGAAGTTGGCAATGCGGCAGAGCCGTGTGTTCGTTCCAAAAGACTCAACGCACGCCTCACGCACAATCGTTGTCGGGCCAGAGAAAGTTAGCCCAGAAAGATTGCACGTCGGTCCAGTCACGACCAGATCAGAAACCGTCAGATTACCTGAGTCAAAAAAGTTTTCAGTAGTGCCGGTGGCACAGTTGAACGTGTTAAAGTTGGCATCGTTCACATAAGTTGCGGCACTAAGATGCCTGCTGGTGATTGCGAGGTTCCATCGACAATCCCCATTCAAGTGATTTTGACTGAGCAAGACTTGAATGTTTTGCATGTCTCCGTAAGGCCCGCACCCGCTAAAGCTGTAACTTCGGCACGCCCCACTTCCGCCAGTCAATGTCACATTCGCAGTAAGCGTTTTGCTGCTGGATACCCCAGACGGAGACGTGATCCTGCTCCCAGACGATGAGAACGTGCCCGTGCTTGCAATCAGCACCAACTTGTCAAAAACAATGTTGATGGCGACGCTGAATGTTGACGGCAGGCTACTGCAGCAAAACGAGCATGGATTGAAAGAGCCGCATAGTCCGGCGACGCACGCGATACCTGCTCCGTGAAACCATCCCGAAAGAGTTGAGCACTCGCAGGACGTTTTTTGCTGGCACGAATAACCGTCCCCAGCAGGAACGCAGCACGCACCGGGCTCGCTACAGCAGCAAGGGCAAGCCATCAGGGCACTCGTATTCTGAGAAACGTAGCAGCGGAAGTGCCAGTAACAACGGCTGCCGTTGCCGTAGAGTTGACCACGGTGATCATGGCCGTCGTGAGCGTTTTGCCCACGGCGATGACGCAGTTGTTGGTGTTGAGCGTTGCTGAGATCAGCACGTCAGAAACGGCAGAAGCGGTTGCTGTTCCGGTGGCAAATGAGAATGACTGCGTGGACGTGACGATTACGGCCGTGGCCGTCTGAAGCATCGGCGTAACGAGCCACCAGTTGGTGCCTTCTTTGCCCACAACGCAGTTCTCGTTGACGTAGCCAGAGAGCGTGATTGGCCAAGAGAGATTCACCACGTTGGCCGTGGCAGTCGGCGCATACTTGAACGTCACCGCCTTGACGCTGCCGATCGGCCACGCGCCTGAGAACGTCGCGGCCCGCACCTGCTTAGGGTGCCTGTCCGAAAGCCGCCTATCAAACGTCAGCGGCGACGCAGCTGGCGGTGATAGCTCGGCCTGGCGAACAACTCGAGCAACCCGCTCGGCGCTTTCCCGAGTGAACTGCACCGCGTCAAAAGGTTTCTTTTGGCGGGCCATGCGTCAGGTTGGCGGCGTGCCGAAGAGGCTGCCGAAGTTGGCTTCTTCGTTAACGCGAAAGTCGTGAATGTAGGGGAAGCTCGATGACTGACCACCTGATCCGTCGAGAGCGACAGGATTGGCAGAGGCGACCCATTCTGCGTTCTCAAAGTCAAACACCATCGTGCGCCGCTTCTGCCCGCTCGCAGCGTCTATGTAGTTCCACCCGACATCAGGTATGCGTAGGTTCCACTTGCTCTCTCGGTAAAGAAGCTCACACGTCGCGGCCCAGTAGCTATAGGTCACGTTATTGTAGGACTCGACGGTATACGTGGCGTTCACGCCAGCAACCTTCCACGAGTGAGCAGGGCAGCCAAAGTAAGTGCCGCTGTTGATTTTGTTTGTGGCCTGCATCTGAGCAGCAGGAAAGTTGGCGTAATTCTTTTTCATCGTCGCCCTGACAATCTGCTCCTCAGTCGTAAGCGACTCGTAGAAGTCATTGGCAGAGTTCACCAGCGGCCTGCGTGTCGTGCCGTCCCAGTAGTAGAAAGCCGGCACCTGGGCAGGCTCAGCCACAAAAGACCACTCAGCATCGCGGTCCAGTGGAGTCTCAAGGTCGTTTGGCGTAACGAGCCCATACTCGGCAACTACTTGAACGTGATATGGCGAGTCGGAAAACCGCTCCGTGATTGACAGCCTCCGCAGTCCCAAGAAACTCAGAGACGGGTGCAGGCTGCCCCAGTTGTCGAGGCCGAGAGCCGAGATAAGTTCCGTTTCAGTGGGCGGGTTGTTCTCTAGCGTGTTATCCGCAAGCGTCAGCACGAACGTACGGGTGGCCGACGTTCCGCCCCGCACTTCTCCTTCCAGCGTGCGTGCAAGTTCACGCCACGAATGTATGGGCATTAGATGCCTCCCACGTCAGCGTAGCCAACGATGGCGACGGGCTGGTTGAAATAGTTGCTTGCCGCCTGGCCGATGCCTACGGCAATCTTCTCGAGTAGCTTCGTTTGCAGCCGCTGCTGAATAAGTGCGGGATCTTGGGCGTTGGCCCCAAGTTGCAGCACAAGGTTGGCGCTCTCGACGTTGCGGATGTCCGCCACGTTAACGGACTGAGCGCCCAGCGTGTTGAGCTTGCGGATGCGCTCTTCCTGCCGCTTTGCTTCGGCCTCGGCGGCCTTGCGCTGCTCCTCAAAGATGCGGGCCTGCTCCTGGGCGTACTGCTGCTGGGCCTGCTGCTGCTGTTGCTGGTACGCCTGCAGGGCAGTCTCTTGCTGCTTGCGGTAATCGTCCTGGGCCTTGAGCTCAGCGTTGGCTCGCTCCTGCTCCTTGGCCTTCCTGTCTTCAGCCGCCGCGTCCCTAGCCTTTTCTGCCTCTTGGATATTGGCGAGCTCCTGATTGAAGAGCTCCTGCTGCCGTTGCACTTCGGCGTTGAAAGCCTCGGCATTCAGAATGCCGTCCCGTGCCTGCTCTTGAGCGGCAGCGATGCCTTCCTGCAGACGCAGGGCTGCGTCAAATCCTGCCTGCCCAAACTCCTGGGACTTGGCAATCAGTTGGCTGATGTTCTGGTCAACCGACTGGAAGGCAGCGTTGAACCCAGCACCGAAGCCCTGCTCAAGGGCCTGCTGCTCGTCTTCCAGCTTTGCCGTCAGTTGGTCAAGTTCCGCCTGCCTCGCAGCAGCTGCGTCGGCGTCGGCCTGATTGTTGGCTGCTCGTGCTGCCGCGAGTTGCTCGGAGACGCGGGCCTGCTCACGCTGCACGGTAAGCAAGTCGTTTTCGATTCTGGCCCCCTCGTCCTTCGTCTCAAGCAACTGGTCAAGCCGCTTGCGGTCTGCGTCGGCCTGGGCCAAAGCGGCATCGGCAGCCTCCTGCCTCTTCGCCAGTTCCTTATCCAGTTCGGCGTTCACGTTCTTCATGAAGCCGTTCATGATCTCAATCTGGTCCGCCGTCAGCCCGCCAGCCTCTGCCATTTGCTGGAACGTCTCGACGGTTCCCATGGACTGCTGCAGGAATACGGAAGCCTCGTCGCCAGCAGTTGCCAAGAACTGCTGCAGCCGCTCTTCGGTCTTGCCAAGGTTGAGCTCAACTTTGACTTCCGGCGAGCGTTGCCTCCGGATCTCGTCGCGCAGCCCAGACAGGTATGACTCGGCGGCCCCCTTCCCTGAGTTCTCAGCAGTCCCGCCGTCCGCTGTGAATATCCCAACAAATGCCCGTCCTGCGTTTGCCGCTGCGTCCTCAAGTTGGCGAGAGTTCTGCTCGGTGGCAATCATCGCCTGCCGCGTCAGTTCCTTGCCATATTCCTCAAGGTCACTGCTGACGAAGCTGCCTAGTGTTTCAATGATCTTGCCAAGCGCAGCAGATAGGGCATTGCCTGCAAGCTCAAAGACGTTCGCAACCGTCCGCAGCCCTTCGCTCACAAATGTGAACGCATTGGCAGACGCGGTGAACGTCGCTGACGTGTCTTCAAACGTGACGCCGAGCCCCACCAGCCCAGACACGAACTCGTCAAAGACTGCGGCGAAATACTCAGCCCCTTGCAGCAGCACATCCGTGATGGCGTTGGCAATGCCAGTGCCGCCCTCACCCTGAGCACCGCTCCAGCTTTCCACGAACTGCAGAAACTGATTAGTCACGTCAGTGACTGCGGGCGCAAGGTTGCCAATCACCTGCCCAACGATGCCTTCAATGGTGGCTCGCACCAAGTCAAAGGCGTCGTTCATGTCAGCGACGTTGTTCACCTGCGTCTCGCTGACGATGATGCCGAGCCGCTCAGCCCTGGCCTTGAGCTCCTCAAGGCTTGCGGCCCCCTCACGGAATAGCGGTGCCAGGGCAGCGCCTTGCTTGCCGAAGATTTCAACCGCAGCAGCTGCACGATCGGCAGCCGTTGGTAGTTGAGAGATGGCGTTACCGATGGCCGAGAACTGGTCTTCCGGCGCAAGGGCCCTGAGCTCAGCAACCGAAAGGTTGATTCCTCTGAGCGACTTGTCGAGCGCGTCCCCAGGCGTAGCCTTGCCGATGTTCACTGCCAACTTCTGGACCGCTGCACCGAACTGCTCGGTATCCACGCCGGCCAGCTTGGCCGCGAGCGAGTAGCCCTGCAACGCCTCAACGCCGATGCCAGTACGGGCCGAGAAGTCATTGAGCGTATCGACAGACGAGTTGACGCTAGAGACGAGGGACGTGACGCGAGAGCCAATATCTTGAAAGACGTTCCCGATGGCCGAGAGACCGTCTAAGAACAGGCGGCCAATCTCGATGCCGGCAAGAATCTTTGTATTCCTGGCAAGAGACTCCATGCTCTTGTCGGTCTTGTCCACGGCAGTGGAAGTCTTGTCGAGATCGCCCTTGGCCTTTTCTAGAGCACGGTTGTACGTCTCTTGCGAAATGCGGCCGGCTCGCACCTGATTGTCAAGTTCTTCAACAGTTCTGCTGTACTTCTCTGCCGGCGAGATGTTGGCTTCTGTGATCTGGGCCGCACGCTTAAGGGCCGCAGCCTCCTTGGTGATTGCGTCGCTGAGGTCTTCATACCTAGACGCAAACTCTTGGGCAGTGATCTCGCCACGCTTGAGACTGTCCGCCAAGTCGGCCATGGACTTGGACGCATTGAACTGAGCGTTGGCAGCGGCAGCACTAGTGCCGGCGAACTCGTCAAAAATGCTTGTGGCCTTACTCGCCTGCTTGGCCAGATTTTCAAGTGCCCGCTCAGCCGGCGTCAGGTTCTTCACCACGCCAGAGGCGTCAGCGTTTACCTTGAGCGCGAGTGAGAGGATGGTGGCCATGGCTTACTCGGGGAACGCCAGGAGCTTTTGCAACTCCCGCTTCATCTCGTCTGCGTGCTGGGGTGGTTTCTCAATCGGGTTGAAATCGTCTGCTTTCGGTGCCTTGCCTTGCTGGGAGTACGGTGCAAGCACGGCACTCGTCAGTAGGCCAGTCTGCCGCCATGGATCAGGGAGAGCGTGGTAGTAGCGAGTGAACGCAATCCACTCCGTGAGCTCCTGCGAATCCATGCGGCGAGACAGTTCCCTCACCGTCATTCCCAAGTGCCCCGCCAGACGAAACAGGAAACGCCTCGTCGGGCGGACGCTCAGTTTTTTGCGAGTTCCTCCACGTCTGTCTCGGTCATGTTGTTGTGCTTGAGTGCCTTCTCGAAGAGCTTGGACACGATGGCGGCCGACTTCTTCGCCAGCTGCTCAATGCCAGCCTCGTCAAAGAGACGTTCGCCGCTCTCTGGATGGCACAGACAGCGGGCCAGGTACTTCGTGCGGAAGTTGTCAATGCCCGTCTCTTTCTTGCCCACCCACTCCTTTTCGTAGCTGTCGCGCTCTTCAACCGTCATGACTCGCACGCCGAGCACGAGCGGCTTGCCGTCTGCGCCCTTCCATTCACGCACAGTCACCTTGAGAATCGGCAAGTCATCGGCATCAAGGATCTGCTTGGCAAGGTCTGCAACGCTGAGGCTCATGGTTTCTCCTAGCCTTGGACTCGTAGCGTGACTGCGTAGCGCGTCACGTCATTGACCACGCCAGCCATGGTGAACTTCTCAAGCACTGCCTTGCCCGAGTAAGCGAGCCCGCCGCCAGTGATAGTGACTTGCGCACGCTTGCCGTAGTTGGCCGTTGAGATGTTCGCCGTGGTTAGGCACTTCATCTCTATAGTGCCAATGTCAAGCGTCCAAGTACTGGCGCGAGCCAATGGAAGAGCACCGCCGTGCGTTACGGATATCTCCGTAACCTCACCGAAGTTCACGCTGTTCCAAGTGGCCGTGACGCCCGCTGAGTAGTCCGCCATGACGGTCCTCCGTCTGGCTTACCGCTCAAGCTTGATCGTGGCCTGGCCTCGGATAGCGTCCTGCGTGGCGAGCGTCAGCGTTGAACTCGTGACCGTTCCAACTTTGCTGCTCACGCCAGCGAGTGCCGTACCGCCAATGGTGAGCACAAAAGAGCCAGTGCTCTTGTCGGCAATGAAAGTTTTGCCGATGTAGTCAAACGTCACGCTGCGGCCAGTTTCGCCAGAGGCGGCACCAGCAAGCGGAAGGTCAAGAGTCTTAGCGGTTTCGCCAGCGGTCTGGCCAAGATGCGAAACGGCAATCTTGTCATCGGCGGCAGTCGGGTCGGTGGCACTGACAACCACGCTGGTGACGGTATAGGCGGTGCCGTTGAAGGTCAGGACTGTGCCCGAGCCATCATGCGGAGTTTCAAAGGCCATCTGCTAAGTCTCCTGCCAGAGGATTGAAAACGATTGCGTCACCTGATAGACGGGCGGCAAGTCACCGCCAGCGAGTTGCACGAAGCCGTCAGACTCGGTTTCGAGGCTCACGTTCCGCACGCTTACGTAGTCTGTCACTTGCCCGCCCCATCCATCCAGAACTGAACGGATTTTGTCGGCGGCCTCGCGGGCCTCTTCGTATGTGGTCGAGAACACGTCCACAGCCAACTGCACAGACGTGGCACCTGTCGGGCCCGAAAGCCCTTGCGAGCGGCTGACGCCCGTGCGTCGCCATGTGGCAAACGGTAGGGACGCAGACGCCGGTGCGATCACAGGCCAGATACGCTGGCCAAGGATCATGGCCACGGCAGGATCTGCAACGAGTGCTCGAGCAGCTGCCTGCTCTGGTGACTTCAGCACGGCTAGCCTCCAGCCTGGATGGTGGCACCAGTCACGCTGCCGGTGCTGGTGTACGTGAGCGCGTCCAGGGCACGCTCAAGCGAAATCCGCAGTTCCGACGTGAGCCGCTCAGCCACCTTGCCTTGGTACTCACGCCACGTCTTTCGCAGGGGCGGCTCAGAGTAGCCGCCGGCCTGCATGGCGTTGATCACTAGCGTTTCGCCCTTCTTGCCCTTTTTGAAGAACGTGCCTTTTGGCGTGGTGATTCCTTTTCCGCTCTTGGTGATAGCAAACGCTCCGCGCTGCCCGATGCTCGACGCAATCATCGAACCTTGCCCGGCCTTTACGGTGTGCTCGTTGATCTGAGCCACCTTGCCAGACTTCATCGTTCTAGTGTGGGCTCGTCTCTGGTATGGCTTGTTGGCGATTGTCTTGATCGGTCGCTGCTTGGTCCCGAACTCTAAGAGCCACTGATGGAATGCCCTGTCTGGGCCGAGCCGCACCGTCCCCGGTTGGGCGATTTCCTCTGAGTCGCCACGCGCAGAGCGGTTGTAGCCAAGAAGCCCAACCGCGTTGCCGTCTCGCTTGTAGCGGACGATCTTCGTATTCACGGCACGTTTGAGATTGCCGGTAGGCCCTACTGGCGTGTTCTCTCGCAGCCGCAGCTTCGCCGGCTCCAGTGCCTTCTCCAGAGCATCGCCAAGAGTCTCGGCAAGCCCTGCGTTGTCAAACACCTTGCCAAGCGAAGCCTGCAGCTTGAGAAGCTCTGACGAATCAACAGAAAGGTTGACGCCAGCAACGGCCATCTAGGCGGCCTCCTGGCAGACGAGCTCGTGCTCACTACGGTTCCCGTGCTCGAGCAGGCTGACGATCTCCAGCGTGCGGCCACGCCAGACAATCCGCATGGATTGCGTCAGCCCGTCCAGCCACCGCATGCGGACGCGGTGCGAAACCTCAATCTGCTGCTGCCCGTATTGCAGAAGCTCGCGGGACGAGACGCCTTCCACGTTGGCCCAGCGTTCAGCAAAAGTGGCCCACGAGAGCACGGTTTCCCCGAGAGCGTTCCGAGACTCGGAAGCCCGCTCCACCGTCACGCGCTCGCGGAGGCTGCCGGCGTCAATCATGTGCCGTAGAGCACGACGGTGTAGGTGCCCGTGCTTCCTTGGTTTCCGGTGATTGTGAACTGCCCGGTATCGTCACCACCGACGCAGGAAGCAGACACGATGCTGTCGTTTGACCGGATGGTGGCGTTGCCGATTGCCAGACGCTTGAAGCTTCCGCCCGTGCCGTCAAAGCGAAAGACGGCGTAGTCAACAGACTGAATAGAAACGTACTCGCCGTCAGCACCACGAAACGAGCCAGTGTGTGTGATTGTTGAGCTCGCCGTGCCCAGCGTCCCAGTGATCACCGCAACCTTGCCAGTGGTGTACGCCTGCGAGTCCTGCAGGCTCACTACCTTGAGCGATGCCGTGCCGTCCTTGTCGTGGAACAGCACGTCTACGTTGATTCGTCCTTCAAGGCTCATTGGTAGCTGCCCCATTTCTGCGACGAGAGAAGCGATTCCACAGCAAACTCCAGCGGCTTGCTGATGCTGCCAACGAGCACCGTGCTGCGGTTCTCATACCAGTGGCCCACAAGCATCAGGCAGGCGTGGCGGATGGACGCAGGCACACTTGAACCAGCAGCCCCGTAGCCGGCCCACCAAGTCACGCTAATGGCGTTGTCATCCATCAGGTGCGGCGGCCACGTCTGGCCGTACAAAGTCTTCACCGCCCCCGGCGTGCTGCTGCGGTCCACGCGGTAGCTGGCTGTGGAGTAGGTGGCTGTCGTGCCGTTCTCGTAGGTGAACGTTAGGGCCACTGCCGTGGTCGTGCCGGCCGTCGCCATGGGCGGCCGTGGCAGTTCAATGTCATGGGTGCCGTCTGGCGGGAACGAGTCGAACCGCATCACCCACTGCGTATTGACCAGAGTGCGGTCTAGGTACTGCTCGCACCACTCGCGGGCCGCCGTGATCAGCGTGCCGATGTAGGCGTCATCGCCGCTGGTATCCACCCGCAGGTGGGCCTTGGCTTCCGCGAGCGTGACGGGCTCAACGGCTGGCGGCGTCTGTCGAGTCAGGCTTCGATACTGCACGGCGGCCTCTTCGCTTTGGGGTGGCGTCTGCGGTTTCTGCGTCGTGCTCGATGGCGGCCGTTTCAATCAGCGACGGCTGGTTGTCTTCCACCGCGACACGCTGAGCGAGCAGCTGCGTAGCCAAGCCGCCGGAGATCTCTACGGTCTGTCCCTTGCGGTAGCCACGCCACGCGCGGGTGAACTTAATCTTGCGCATCAGCCCACACTCCATGCAGATTCTGGCGGTTTACCCGTGTTCGTGAACTCGGTAGTCCACTGAAAAACAGGGGCGGTAAGGTTCTTGCCGGGCCACGTCACCACGTACTCGCCGTGGCCTAAAACGACACGCGGCGAGACAAAGACGCGGTTGCCGCTGTCTCGCCAGGTTTTCCAAAACGCAATGTCAGAATCAATTCTGCCGTCACCCCACCCGCCTTGCGGGTCTGGCTTGCTCCAGAACCACGGCTTCTTTGTGCGCTTGAGAGCCGCTGTGCTGATGACGGTGCAGCCAAAGTGCGCCGTATCCACTTCCTGCACAGGCTCCGCGAACCATTCCTTTGGCACCTGTGTGTGCCCATCATCTGGCGGACTGTCCAGCGTGCCCTTGAGCGTCAGCATGGGGCGGCCGTCTTCACGCTTGGTCTGCATGCCAGTGATGGCGTCGCACTGAAACGTCATCGCCATGGCGAACAGCTGCTCAACGTCCTGCTTGGTGAAAAAGGTGTCGTAGTCGATGGCCAGCAGGTACTCGCACGAGTCGATGAACTGCTCCATCACGCGGGTGTTTACCTGATCCCAGAACGCACCCGTGCCCATCGTGGGGCGAATGCCAAGCGGCATCAGGGCCTGGGCCCAGGCGAAGTGGTTGGACGTGAACGAGAGCCGTGGCATGGAGAGCACGGCCTCCACCCTGATGTCAACTTCGGTGCCACCGACTTTGACTAGCATGCGTGCCTCAAGAAAGAGAGCGGGCGGCCCCGTTGTGGAAGCCGCCCGCTCAAGATTGCACACTCGTCAAGCCGTCAGGCTCACGCACCCACGAGGCCGATGATCGGGCCAGCGACGGTGTCGGTGCCCAGGTTCGCGTGCGTGATGGCAACGCGAGCCACTGCCCGAATCACGGTCTGATCGCTCAGGAAGTTCACCTGATCGCTGCTGGCGATCTCGATGGCCTGGCGGATGCCGTAGTAGGAACTGTTGGCCATGTTGCCGTACAGCGCCATGATGGCACCCGTCGAGTCCGCACCGGCCGGCAGGCGGTCGGTGAGAACCACCGGCGAACCCAGGAAGGTCGGGCCCATGCCAGCAGCCAGACCAACCGAGCCGCCCTGAGCAAGGTCAAGGTTCTGCATACAGGTCGAGAAGAAGAACGGCGAGCAGAACCACTTGGCACCCGCACGCGAGTGCTGCGGAACCCTGGCCATCATGGCCAGCAGGTTGGCCTTGGTCACTTCGTCAGGCGTGTCACCGGCCGCCGTCACGAGCGAGGCGGCATAGGTGGCAGCAGACGCCGCCAGCAGGCCACCCGTGTAGGTCGTGACGAGCCCGGCAACCGCTGGAGCGTTGCTCGGGTTGCCGCTCCACGCAGCCTCTTCCACGGCGTTGGAGAGCGTCAGAGCCAGCTCAGCAGCGATCCAGTCGGCAATCGACACGATCGAGTCCTGCAGGAGCTCGCTCGCAATCGTCACCGCGCCCGTGACCTTCTTCGCAGTCAGAGTGACCTGATTGGAAGTGGGGTCGCTGGCAGTGATGGCAGCGTTCTCATTGATCCAGTACGCAGTCGCACCGGCCGTCCGCCGCGGGAACAGCAGCACGTCGCTCGGCATCACCACGTTGGTGGCGTTCTGAGCAAAGGCCGAGTACTGATCCACCAGTCGGATCACGGTCGAGGAGAGCACATCAGGCACGAAAGCCGCACCAGTGGTACTGCCGGTCGAGCCCTGGGCACGAGCCTCAACGCCGTGGTCTTGGCACCACCGCTTCGCGTCAGCGTCGCCGCTCTTGGCCTTGAACCACATGCCCGCCGAGTAGGCGTCCTTGGCGTTCTCAAACGCACGGAGCCGGCCCGAGAACGGCACCGCCTCGACGCGGACCTTCTCGCTACGCTCTTCGGTCACTTCGGGAGCCGGCGTGCAGCGGTCAACAACGCTGCGGAGATTCTTGGCCGACTCGGCCACCGACTTCTCAAAGTCGATCCGCTTGGCCAGCTTGCCGGCCTCGGTGTTCATCGCCTCGAGCTCAAGATCGCGCTCGGCAATCTTGTCGGCATCGGTGCTCTCGATCGCACGCACGGCGTCGATACGGTTGGCGAGGTTAACGGCCTCGTCCTGCAGCTTCTTGAGGTTGTCCACGTGGTATATCTCCGCCGGCGGTATTGCCGATGGATTCCACTGTGCCTCTAGCGTGCCGGCCTCTTGCAGAACCTGACTTCCGAATGTGTTGTTTTTACAAACACGACAGCACGAGCGCCGCAGCGAGGGCAACGCAAATACTGTTGACGCTCTTCGCCACACGGGCGAGAGGAACGGCACCGCAACTTTTCGCCGCAGGTGCAGCGGGCCTCAGACATTCTTGAGCCTTAAGGTGGCAGCCCAGGCGGCGGCGACGCCCCGCAAGGCCGAACGCGAACTAACCGCCCGAACTGCCGGCTCGTTGGCGGACTGCGATGCAATCCATGCCTCGTATGAACGCATAGCGACGCTGGCAGACGTTGACGGGTACGCAGGCGTGAGCACTGGGCCAACGTCATACAGCCCGCTCACCTCGCGGATCTGGCGGATGGCTTGGCCACCGTCGCCAGTGCGAAACGCTTCTCCGTCCTTGCCAACCGTGAACGCGAATGAACTGCCCGCAACGTCTTTGCGAGCGATGAGCTCAAGAACGTCGGCACGGCTCACTGGTGGAGTGACCACGTACCGCAGGCCCTTGCTGTCACTTGTGAGTTCCAACGTGCCGCTCGAGGTGCGACCGAGCACGATGTTGCTGTCGTGGTTGAACAGGGCCACCACGTCCTGCTTGCCACGCTGGCGGCTCAGCACCTTGTCAAAAGCACCCGGCAGGATTTCTTCCTTGAACCCGCCCAGGTCAAGGCTCATGCGGTTGTAGACGGCGGCGTAGCCGATGATGGCTGCCCGGCCGTCAGCACGCTGCTCAACGATGAGCTCGTCAGTCTCGTCAAAGGCGAAGTCGCGGCGCTCAAGTTCCATCGGGCGTGTCCTCCTGGGCGGTAGTCGTATCTTCGGCATCGTCTTCTGGCGTGCCGTCCGCTGGCTCGCCCGGCGTGTCCTGCGGCATCGGCTGCGGATCTTGCGGCTGTGGCTCGCCCGCCTTTTCTAGGGTGGTCATGTTCAACTGGATGAAATGCTGATCGCCTTGCGGGCCAATCGGGTTGAGGTTCTCAAGCTCACGAATCTCGTTTACCGTCATCCAGCCATTCTGCAGGGCGGAAACGTAGTAGGCCGACCGACTTGCGTGGTCGCCGCGAAGCAGGCCGCTCACGCTGTGCTCTGCGAAGTATTTCTCGTCATCCACGATGAGGTCACGGCTGATGGCCGCTTCCCACCGCTTCAAGTGCGGGAGTAGGCAGTGCTGCACAAACTCTGTGCCCTGCACCTCGATGTTGTTGAACGTGCTGCGGTCCAGCATCTGGATCATGTGCGGCGGCACGCGAAACGCCCGACAGATTTCAACCACTTGGAAAGCCCGGCTCTCAAGCATCTGGGCTGCTTCGTTTGAGCCGCTGAGCTCGTGGGCCTTCACGCCGTTAGGCAGCACAGCTGTGCGGAAAGCCCGATCGGCACCACGGTGCATGCGTTCCCACTGCTCGCGGAGTCGCTCGGCAGCCTCAATGGGAATCGGGTTGTCGCTCTCCAGCACGATGCCGGGCCGGGCACCGTTGCCGAAGTACGTGCTGCCGTGAGCCTCTAACGCCTGGGCCAGGCCGATGGCGTTCTGGAAAATCTTGTACGTCGGGATGGCCTTAATGCCGTCCTCGGTCGTGAACCGCAGGCAGAAGATCTGCTCTTGGCTGTAGACCGTCTGCCGGCCGCTTGGCTCACGGTAGATGTACCGCAGCGTGCCGTTCTCAAGTCGCTCGGCTTCCATCCGCGAACTGTGCAACGGCCACAGTTCCGACACAGCACCTCGAGCACCTGGGCGGATTTCGGCGTAGCTCGCACCGTAGTGCAGGTACATGCCAGTCATCCAATCGCGGAACTCTTGGGCCGTCTGCCAGGGATTCGGCTGCTGGTGGAGCAGGCGATACACGGGATGGCTCGTGGCCTTCTGTTTCCCGCCGTTGGCCATCCGCTCGTAGATGTGCAGCGGCAGAGCTGATACCGCATCCGATATGACACGGATGCAGGCGGTATACGCCGAGCACGCCATTGAGTTGTCAGCGTTGACGCGAATGCCGGAAGGCGTGCGGCTGGAGCTCACTTCGGGCCAGTCGATGCCACGCAGGTCAAACATCTTGAAGTCAGCGGCGGCGTTTTCGCTCATAGCGTCATCATGTCCCAGGACTGTTCTGGCGTGGCTGCGGTTGCCTTCTGCCACAGCCCGATGGCCATGACTAGCGACACGATGCCGTCTATGCGTTCTGTGCTCTTGGCCTTGCTCGGTTTAATGTTTCCGGCTGCGGAATCCTGCTGGATGGCCACGTTGGAAGCCTGCCACGACAGCACTGGGTGCCCACCGTGCAGCACCTTCCCGCTCACAACAAGGTTCTCCAGCTGCTTGCTAGGTGCCGACAGAGAGCCATAGCCCTGTCGAAAGTCTGCCATGGGCAGCCCGTCGCCTTGCAGTTGTTGGCCGAGTTGCGCGGAGTTCCACGGGTCCAAGCCAATGCCGCACAGCTTGTACTTGCTGGCTATGGCGTTGATGTCTGAACGCACCTGATCGAAGTCTGTGACGTTGCCATCGGTCATGTTCAGATGCCCCTGGCGATGCCACGTTAGGTATGGCACCTTGTCGCGTCGCTCTCGCTGGTGGGCGTTGTCGCTCGGGATCCAGAAGTGCGGCTCAATCCAAAACGTGCCGTCATCAAGCGGGAACAGCAGCACCAGGGCCGTGGTGTCAAACGTCGTGGCCAAGTCGAGCCCGGCCCAGCACTTGCGGCCGGCGAGATCAACAGGACAGGGCTTGTCGCCCTGCTGCCAGTGATCCATCCGCAGCCACCTAGTTGACTGTTCCGTCCATTGGTTCAAAAAAAGTTGGCGAAAAACATTTTCATAAGTCGGCATCTCAACCGCTCGAGCACATTCGCTCCGCAGGAAGTCCATGCGCACGGAAACGCCGAGGTTTGGATTGGCCTTCTTCCACGTCTCTTCGGCTTTCCAGTCATCCGCAATGTCGGCCGCATAGATGGCTGGCAGGAACGTCTCGTCTTTCACGGTGCCGGCGGCCACAGCCTCAGCGTATTTCCAGATTTCCCAGCAGACGCTTTTGCGGTCAAAGCCTGCCGTGGTGAGCGCCACCGTCAGCGGCTGACGCCGAGCACCTTGGCTGCTGAGCATGACTTCCCACATCTCGCGGTTAGAGACGTGGAGTTCATCGAATATCACGCCGTGAGCCGAGAGCCCATGTTGAATACCGGCCTCCGCACTCAACGCCTTGTACGTGCCGTGCGTCGCCTCTCGCACGATCGCGTTCCGGTAAACCTTGAGATGCTGACGCAGGACGGGCGACTGCTCGACGTAGACGCGGGCCATGTCAAAGACGAGCCGGGCCTGATCGCGTGAGGCTGCACAGGAATAGACTTCACAGCCGGGCTCGTTCTCCATCAGCAGCTTGAGGGCGATTCCCGCGCATAAACTGCTCTTCCCATTTTTGCGCGGAATCGCCAGCAGGCTGGTGCGGACTTTTCGCACGTCGCCCTCTGTGGCGAAGAGCTTGCGCACGTAGTCCTGCTGCCACGGCTCAAGCGTGAACGGCTTGCCGCCGAGCTCGCCCTTGGCGTGCGTCAGGTGCTTGTGGAAGAAACGCACCGCCAGACACGAGGAGCACTTTTCGCACGGGTGCTCAAGCGAACATCTGGGCGTCTTCGTCGTCTTCTTGCGGGCCATTCTCAACCGCCGAAACGCGGGCCAGCGCCGAGGCCGTCAGGCCGAACTCGGCCGCGAACTTTAGCATCTGGTTTCTCGCGTCGCGTTTGCGGTTCCACGCCGGGTGATTGCTTACCCTACCCTTATCGTCCATGAACGTGGCCCCGTTGGCCTTGAGTTCACGGTCGGCCTCAATCATGTCCGCGAGCGAATCGCAGTAAGCGGCCAGCGTCTGCTGGTGCCTGGGGCTCATTACCTTGGACGCCTCAAGCATCGGCACAATCCGCTCCCACTCCTCGCGGGCGAGATCCGAGAGCCAGTGCGGAGCAGGCGGGATGCCCGGAACGGCGTCTATGCCGGACTTGTGCGGGCCCCTAACGCGAGCGCCGCGAAGCTTAAGCAGCGGTTTAGGCGTCGGCTTGCGGCCCTTGCCCATGTTCAAACTCCCAATTTCGGCCCCGCGCATAGAAGCA